TTGCGCGCAAGCGCAAGAGCATCGTTGCGAGCTTGCGAGAACGTCTCGAAATGACCTCGACCGACGTCACCCGGGATCTTATGGAGTTCGGCCCATTCTTTGATGACGTCTGGCGTGCCATCGGTCGACCCGGTGTCAAGAATGGCGAAGGAGACGATATGCGGGCGCGCCGAGTCCAGCGCCCGCAAGATGCGCAAAGCTTCGTTCTTGACGATCATGTTGAGGCATAGACGGGGGGCCATCACGACCTTTTGATACGATCGCGACCTTATGTCACATTGACGTTATGCCGTCAAGGTCATCGCCAAATGTCGAAAGCGTTGGCCGCCCATACGAAGCAGACCGCCACGCCGAGGACGAAACCGCCAACAAGCGCTAGGGCGATGATCACGAGCTACCCTTGAACGGGAAGCCCTCGTCGAGGAAGATGCCCGTGGTGCCATAGCCCGGCAGGCAGTACATCGCGCCGGGGATATGCCATCTGAACCCGATGTTGAGGATCAGCACGGTGTTGGCCACCGGCCCGGGAGGACCAACAGGTCCGCCTTGCGCGCGGTAGACGCCAGTCTGGCCGAAGGAGAAGTTATACGGGCCGGTATTTCCAAATTGCCCGTAGTTGTTGCCGGCGCCAGTAAGACCGCCTGCCTGATACGGCGAGTATTGACCCGTCACGCCGGTGCCGACACCGAAGGCCTGGAAGTTGTAGAGTATCGTGCCCGTGGGACCCGTCGGACCAGTGAGACCGGTGTTGCCGACGTCGCCCTGGCGACCTGTCGGACCCGTGATGCCTGTCGGACCGCCAACGCCGCTCGCGCCAGCGACCGTGCCGCTCGGACCCGTCGGACCCGTGGCCGTAACTGGACCTTGCTGGCCTGTCGGACCCGTGGCGCCCGTTGCGCCGGCGACGCCGTTCGGACCGGTTGGACCCTGCGGACCATTGACGCCGGTGTAGCCTTGCGGGCCAGTGACGCCGCGCGGACCGCCTGCCGGACCCGTGGGACCGAAATAGCCGAGGAAGTAACCCGTGTACCCGGTCGTGCCGGTGATACCCGTGGTGTAATAGACGTTGGTGCCGCCGGTCGGACCCGTCGGGCCAGTCACACCAGACGCGCCAGCGACTGTACCTGTAGCACCCGTAGCGCCGCGCGGACCGGTGAAAGAGTTGGTGTTGATCACATGCGCGATCTGCATCATCACGATGCCGAGCGAGTGATCGTCGTAGCTGTCCGGGGCCTCATTGGGTACGAAGGTGATGCCAGCCATTATGCGAGCCCCGATACTTGCAGGTGGTCAGTATTCCACCACACCTGGCCGGTGACTCCCGGGTCGCTCGTCGGCGGCTTGAAGACCGTGTAGTTCACGCCGGTCGGGCCAGTCATGCCCGTGCCGCCGGTCGGACCCATGGGGCCGCGACCACCAGAAGGACCCGTCAAGCCGGTCGCACCGGAAGGACCAACTGGACCGGACGGCCCCAGCGGAGCGTTGCTTGGCCCCTGCGGGCCGGTGAAGCCGGTCGCATTGAGTGAATTGGCTGGGCCGATCTGGCCAACAGGGCCAGCCGGTCCGGTAGCGCCGCCGCTACCCTGTGTTCCTTGTGGACCCAGGGCACCAGTGGCCCCGGTGACACCGGTCGGGCCGGCCGGTCCTTGCAGCCCAACAGCAGGGCCGGTCGAACCAGTAAGCGTCCCGTTCGGGCCCGTCGGGCCACGTTGACCATTGCTCGGACCCGTAGGGCCAGTGGGGCCAGTGTTGCCACCCGTGCCGCCGCCCGCATTAACCCAGTCAACCTCTTGCTTGAGGATAACCGACATCTGGTTGAACTCCAGATTGCGGATCTCGGGGATCGGGCCGTTGGGAAAGAGGGTGCTCTGGCTGCTAGGCATCAGGCAGTCCTCACGAATTTATTGAAATACTGTCCCGGCGCCGTGCCAGTCGCGTTGGGGTTGAACCAAATCAGTCCTGAGCCGGTCGGAGCCGACCAGGGCGGGATGAACAGCCCAGTGCCACCGGGTCCAAGCATACGAATCCCGGTGGGACCCGTGGGGCCGGTAGGGCCAACGAAGCCGGGGAAACCGGTGGCGCCGGTGGCGCCAGTATTGCCCGGAGGTCCAGAGCTTCCAGTGTTGCCGGCATTGCCGGTGGGGCCAGTGGTGGAACCTGTAGGTCCAGTAGGACCGGTACCAGAATTAGCCGGACCAATGGGGCCGAAGGCGCCTTGCGGACCAGTATTGCCTGTTGCACCGGTGACACCTGTCTGTCCTGTCGGGCCCGGAGGGCCTTGATGTCCTTGCGAGCCGTCAGGACCGGTCGGGCCGATCGGACCGGTTGGGCCGGTCATGGCGTTGCCGGCCGGGCCCGTGGGGCCAGTCGTGCCGCCGGTCGGACCAGCAGGTCCGGGGCTGGCGCCGGAGACACCGGTGACAAACGCACCGACAACCTGGGCCAGAATCAGCCCTAGCTGGTTGCGGTCGTACTGTTGACTTGAGGTAATCGGCACGCAGCTCTCCTAGTACGGATCCATCCGTACAGGAGCCGAGTTAGAAACTCGTTAATGCCGTCGTATCCTGCGCGCGTTGCGATCAGAAACGCATTGAGTACAGTGGCCGGTGAGCGTGTAGCGTTCGACAGTATGCCCACGAATACAAGGCATTCCGGTGAAATAGAACCGGGAGCGGACTTTCTTAGCGAACGCTCTTGACACGATGATTTTTTTCGGCATTACGCCGGCACTTTCTCCGGCACCACAGGGTTAGGCTCGGGGATGGTCGGCTCAGTCCACAGCGGGCTGTCCGGGGTCATCGGTGCTGCTGGCACCTCGGCGGGGATCAGCACCCGGCGTTTTTCTGGTTCACCAATTTCAGCCATAGCCTTGCTTCCTTGCCTGCGTCGACGATCGGTGGAGTCGGGTTGTCGGTGTAGTGCGGCCGCGGCGGTAAGCGACGAACATGTGGTCCAGGATCAGCCGGGTTGACCGGCTGCGCCGCGCGCACCGTTATCCATTCCCCGTTGTGGAAGGTTTGCCAGGGCCACTGGCAGTCGGGGGCTTGACATGGCCCGTCCTTGTAGACCATGGCGCCACCCGGGCCGCCAGAACCCGCGGTGCCGCGATAACACGACTGATCACCGCACGGACCGCCATACACCCGTGACATGGTCCACCCTTGCGCTCGGGGGCATTGTTGACACGCCCAATGCGGATCATCCCGGCCCCGGAGAAATCTTGGCGCCTGGCCCCGGGGTGTTGCTTACACTGTTGGCGAGCTGCGGTCCACCCGCAGCCGCGGCCGGCGCGGTACGCATGCCCTGGGCCTGCGCAGAAGCTTGCGGTAGATTGATATGCGCGCCCGGCACCGGCGGCGACATTCCCGGCGGTCCACCAGGCTGGCCTGGCTGCGGCGGCATTGGCATGCCGGGCTGTCCGGCGGGCGTGCCGATATGGGTCGGCATCCCTTCCGGCATGCCTTCGAGCATCGCCAGTTGGCCAGCGGTGAGCTCGGTGATTACCCGCTGCACGCCAGCGGCGACTCCCTTGTTCATCGCTTCGGTGATGGACTGTGGGTTGACCGGGGGTGGCGGGGCGTTGGCCTGGGCGTCCATTTGTTCGAGCTGCTTTTGCGCTGGAATGACCTGTTCGCCAGGGAGGCCAATATCTGAAGCAACAGCGCGAAGCACAACGCCGCGACCTTTAATCCCCATAATATGGTTATCCACGGGGTTGTTGGTGGCCTGTAGATACTCGATCTGGCGCTGCCGAAATGTTTCACGCTGGACAGCAACTTGCACCCCCTGCACGGTGATTTTCTCTTCACCGGTGAGGATGCCGGTCTCGTCTGTCAAAAGGATTAAATCAGCCAGCTGGATCAGCGCCGGCTGCATCACGTCGCGGTCGATATTCGCCGCCACCGTCTGCAAGATCTTCGACGCATTTCCCATCAGCATGGCAAGCCCACTGGCAGTTCGCCCGGCGCCACCACTGCCCGCCTGACCCCCAATATATTTGGGTATGGCAGAAACATCGTCGGCCATCGCCGCGAACTTGTCGAACACCATCAACATGTCCTGCGCATTGCTGGTCGGCATGAAGAAGCTGATCGGGTCCTCGCTGGTCGAACTCAGAGGATCGGAGCGGACGTGCCACCGTTTCCATGGGTACATTTCCTCTCCGGTTTCGTCAGGTGACAGTCGATCATCGCGAACGGTAACCTGGGGTCCAGAAGCAATGCTAACATTGTTAACCACAGCGCGAACAGTCCCATTGATGATCTCCTGAAGGTCTTCGAGGATGTCAGTGAGACCATGGCCGAGCACGGCGTTGGGCACGTTCTCAAAGGCGGTGATAAAATAGGGGTGGCGCTGCCGCGGGCTCGGTGATAGATGGCACTTGATGATGTGCGGGCCGATCTTCCAAGCCTGCACGAAGTAGTCGCGCAACGGGTCTTCAACCTCGATACCGTACTGGGCCAGCATCTGCCCCTGCACCGGGCCGTTATAGAGCATCACGTCAATCAGGCCAGAACGATTCCATGCCGGATTCTCCTTGTTCTCCAGAATCGCCCGCTCTGCGTCTGTGGTGTCCCAATTGTCGTAATATCCTCCTTGCCCATAATGTTGTAGGACTTCGCGAACTGCGGCGTGATTATAGCCAGGCAGATCGAGCAGATCATTCAACTCGGCCCGGGTCATGCGTACTCGTTCGATTATTTCAGCATCCTCGATGCGACTTATTCCGGGAGTCCACCACAGGTCGAAGGGCGAAGGACTGCGCCAGGTGAGCTTGGGTACCCGTTTGACCGCAGGCGGTCCGCCGCCAGGTGGCCATTGCAGTTCGGGCAGGATCTTGACTTCCGGTCCGACGATGCAGCTGAACGGGAAAATGCAGATCTGCACCAGGAAATCAGCCAGCGCAATGTAGAAGCCCCCCTGCTGGAGAATGTCCTCGATCTTGTCCTCGGCAATCTTGGCCTGGTCGGCCGCTTGTTTCTTGGCGGCGTCCATGGCCGATTCCATCAGCGCGATGCGGCGAGAGGTCTCGTCAGCGGTCGACGGCGGCTGCCCGGTCTGCTGGGTCACGATTTGCCGCTCGTGCATGAGCAGCTCGTTGATTTTCTGCACGATCACGTCCGGCGGGTCGGGACTGGCCGGCGGCTTCACCGACCAGGCGCGGTCGGGGCCGAGATAGATATCGCGCAAGAGTGACGTGGCGGCGCGGCACTTCTGCGCCACCAGGCGGAGAAAGATCTCGCTACCGCCGAATTTGCGGATCTCGTTGAGCTTGGTGGCATCGTACTGGCCGTTGAAGGTGCGCAGCGCCTTGAGCAATAGCTCCGACCAGCCGGCCGACGTGTTGCGGTGGTTGCGGAAGATCTCCCAGCGGCCCTGGATATAGCCGGCCAGCATCTCCGGCACTTGACCGCCTTGCTGGGCGGCGTCCTGGGCCGCGGCCTTGTCCTGCGCCTGCTGGGCGAGCTGCTGTTCCAGCGCCGCCGGCGGGATAACCTGTAAGACGCCGGACTGGCCGAGAGTGTCTGCCATGTGGGACCGTTCCAAAAGACTGCCCCACACTGTCACGCAGATGTTAACGATCCCTTAGCACTTGCGACCCCATGTCGCATTGTGCTAGGAGATTTCTTGTGAGTGAGGCCCCCCCGCCCGTTCCGGGCATGTACGAGCCGGCCCTGTTGACCCGCATCGCGCGCGAGCTGGCGACCGAGACCTTCACGCCAGAACAGATCATCACGCGCTACGACATCGACCCGGAGATCTTTGCAAAGATCCTCGCCAACCCGTTTTTTCAGCGGGTCTTAGCCGATTACACCAAGGAGTGGCAGTCGCTGGCTTCGACGCAGAAGCGGGTGGCCGCCTCGGCGCTGATGGCGCTGGAAGAGAACCTGCCGGTCTTAGCCGACCGCATGGGCTCGCGCGCCAGCGGGCTCGCCGACGCGGTGGCCGCGGCCAAGCTGTTCAAGGAGCTGGGTGGCATCGCCGCGCCGGCGCCGCAGAATCAAGCGCAGCAGGGCGGCGGCTTCGCCATCCGCATCGACTTCGGCTCCCACAAAGTGAGCCTGCAATCCGAAAGCCCCAAGCAGATCGACACCGAGCCGCTGCCGGCACTGGAGAACAATCCAGATGTCAGCGTCTGAAAAGCGGCGCGAATATCTACGCAAGTGGCGGAAGAAAAACCCACAATACCTTGAACGTACGCGACGCTGGCGCGCAGAAAACCGCGCGCACCTCAGAGCATATAATCTGCTCTACCGGTATGGGTTAACCGAAGCCGAATATCAGAAAATGGCGGAGGGACAGGAACATTGCTGCAAGATCTGCCAGCGACCGGCACAACTCGAACAGCACGGCAAACTCCACGTCGACCACCTCAAAGGCACTAAGGTGGTGCGCGGGCTGCTTTGCCGCGCCTGCAATACCGCAATCGGACTCTTCCAAGAAAAGCCTAGCGTCTTAGCGGCGGCGATCGAGTACCTGCGGGTCACCGCGTTATGAGTGATCTCGCCCCCGAGCTACTCGAATATATTGCCCCGCCGACGGTGGCCGAGTTCGCCCGCTCCGATTCATTCGGCCGTATCATCGCTGGACCAATAGGCTCCGGTAAAACGACTGGCGTGATCATGGAATTGCTGCGCCGTGCGGCTGAGCAGGCCAAGGCACCGGATGGCATACGCTACACTCGCTTCGCGCTCTGTCGGCAGACCCTCATGCAGCTCAAAGCTACCGTCCTCAAAGATTGTGATCAGTGGCTTAGCCGTCTTGGGGCCTGGAAAGTTAGTGAATCGACCTACCATGTGAAATTCAACGATATCATTTCGGAGTGGGTGTTTCTGCCGCTGGAGGATGCGGAGGATAAAGCTCGGCTTCTATCAATGCAATTAACCGGAGCATTCCTGTCCGAGTGCATTGAGATGAACATAGACATTCTCGGACACGTTCAAGGACGTATCGGCCGTTATCCAAGTGGGCAGCGTGGGGTTCCTTCATGGTTCGGCATCGTAGCAGACACCAACATGCCTGTCGAGATGTCGCCCTGGTGGGAGTTCATGGAAAAATGCAAACAAGGTGAAGTTGCCAACTGGCAGTTCTTCAAGCAGCCCTCGGGCATGGACTATCCGACCTTCGATCGCCATGGCAACCAGACCGGCGGCGCCGAGAACCTGAACTGGCTCCTGCAAAACGCTGAGACCGTGAAATTCCCTCTTAATTGCAAGCCGCGCATCGACCAGGGGCGTAAATACTACGAGAACATCGTCGCCACTTACGGAGAGACCCACGACTATGTCAATCGGTATGTATACGCCAATTACGGTAACGATCCCTCCGGCGCGGCTGTGTTCAAGGAGTCCTATCGGGCTGACTTTCACACTGTCGACGACACGCTCGTCATCCCGGGTTATCCCATCTACGTGGGTCAAGATTTCGGCCGAAATCCGTGGTCGCTCATTTGTCAAGTCGATCACATGGGTCGTTTGTTGGTCCATGAGGAAGTCAAAGCGGATAACATCGGGTTAGAAAAACATGTCTGGCAAAATCTCCGGCCACGGCTCCTACAGTCGAAGTACCAAGGGCTCAAAGTTGCCATGGTGGGCGACCCTGCCGGTGTCGCAAAGAGTAACATTGCTGAGGAAAGTTGCTTTGATGCTCTCAAGCGTCTCGGATTTGCAGCGATTCCTGCACCAGGAAATGACATCGAGCCCCGGATCCGATCCGTTGAAGCTCTGCTCTCACGCCAAACGAACGGTGGACCTACTCTCATTATCAGTCGGCAAGGCTGTCCGAAACTATGTCGTGCGCTTGGAGGTGGATACCGCTACGCTCGCACGAAGGAAGGCGCGCTCAAGCCGAAGCCGGACAAAAACGAGCCGGAAGGCTACTCGCACATAGCCGACTGCCTGCAATACGTGTGCATGGTGGTGCATGGCGGCATGCTGCCGTATGTGCATGACTATCTGTGGGGACGAAAGCGCCGGCGGGCGCAGAAGGTCACCGCGGCGGGGTGGACTTGACCGCGCCCGGCTCAGCCGGATGCCGGCCCGGCGTCGCCGCGTGGGCCGTCAACACCTGCCCGGTTGGCCCAGTCATTTTCCCGGCCACAGGCAGGCCGATGACGCGGTGATAAACCAGGCAATCCCGGCGATCACGGCACAAAAGAAGACAAAGACGATCCAGTCGCCGAACGACAGAGGTTTCTGTGGCGGACGGCGTGGGTAACGGTTCGGCGAGGTCATTTCAGTTAGCGAAAATGCACGCCAAACCCGCTGCCACCGGCAAGCGTGGTCAAGACGTAGATAAGCACGAGGATGAAGAAGATGAACCACACGGCCTGCTCGATCCGACCCGGGATCGGGATGCCAGCGATGGTCTTCAGCCCATACAACACCAAGAAGATAATTCCCGCGAGGATGATGACGCCGATCAACAACCACAGGAATGATACCGCTAGTCCAATCATGAGAGCCCCCTTGGGCCCCACAATATAGCGGAAACCCCTAAGGAAACCCTGTTGGATCCACCAGGTTCCATATCAGGGCCCCCAGGGCCCCGACGAACGCAATCGCGGCGACGGCCTTGGCCCAGGGGGATTGGTACGGCAGCGCAAAAGTCGTCAGACAGGCTGTTGCCGTCATGATCGTCAGACTTCCGAACAGGATCGGTACTGATGCGGTGGCCATCAGGATTCTCGCAAAAAGATCAAGATCGCTAGGCTATGCAAAAAGGCGCCAATCACCGCCGGGGCCTGGTCGGCAACGAGGAAGGCGTGCGACCGTTGGACCCCGTCGGCAAACTGGCCAAGCCACATCGCCTGTAACGCCCCGCCAGCGCTGATCATCATGATGGCCTGTTGCGGCAGCAGGTAATAGGGCGTGGCCACTCTCCTACAAAAGAACCCCAGGAGCGCGCAGCCAGCGACGGCAAAATAAATCCCTGCCGCCACGGTCGGTGAGACGTAGTCCAGCAGCGTATGCACTGCGGTCGCGCGTCCAGCGGCGGAGTCATACAGGAGCGCCGCGCACCAGGTTAAGTGCAGTAAGACAGCATAGAGAATGATCAGATAGGGGTGTCTCATTTCGCCGATTCTCGCCGCCGCAATTCACCCTCGCGGTGGTTAAGCGCGTGTTCGCGCGCGACCACAACTTCCTCACGGTGGCGCAAGTCGCGGTGCTCGTGGTGCTCTTGCAGCGACGCCAGAGTGCGCTGGCTATCTTTGATAATGGTCTCCCAAAACTCATGATCGCCGTTCGCGTTCTGCGCCATGGAAATCTGTTCCCGCAGCAGCTTCATCTTCAATGTGATAATCCGGCGCTCCCGCCGGTCACGAAGCCGGGTGGTAATCGTCGGGTGCGACGTGATCATTAAGACGTAGTAAACAAAACCAACAAAGGATACCAAGACTGCGGCGGCGATCGGCAAATAGCCGAATAGCGAACCGATCCAAGTTCCAACCACAACAAATGCCGATGATGCGTCATTGGTAGAGCTTTGCGGTAGCATCATGGCTTGGTCTCAGTGCGACCTTGTTCCAAACCTTTAGAAAACTCAGCAATGCCGCTAGACTTCAGTAACGCATCCATGCGACTATTGATCGAAACATGCACCTGCTGGATGCTCTTCATATTGCGGATCGAGACCACGGCGGCGGTGACCGAAGCCAACGCCACGACGATCGATGCGGCTTCACTGATGCTAATCATGATATTGGATCCTCCGGGGAGCGCATCTCCTCGAACAGCTTCAGGGTGAGCAACAGCTTGGCCTGGTGGCGGAGCGCGATCTCCATGTGGCGCTCGACCTCATCCTTGAGTTCGCTCGTCGAGAAGCCTTTACCGGCGTCGAGGTTCTCCAGCATGGTATTCAACTCGGCAATCCGCACCAAGCGGTTGTGAAAGTTAAATGTCGTTACCAGAACTTCGTCAAAATACTCTCTCGTCAGCTTGCGATCGCGTGCCGCCAGCGCCACCAGGTAGGTGGCGGTAACCAGCGAGGTGAAGCTTTGAGCGGAGATGTCTTGGCGCAGGTGGTGGGCGAGAACGGCAGTGTCGAGTTCGGTTTCAGGCCGCTCGAACAATGGTGGCTTTTCCAGCGGGGATGTTGTCGTTGGCCGCGATTCGGACATGCTCGATTTCCCTTTCCACCAGCGAGAGCGCAGACTGGCGTCCCGCGGCGTCCAGGAAATACCCGTGCCCCCACAAGGTATGGATGGTGACGCCAAAAGGTTTAAGTTTCTTGCGCAGATTGCAAATCACCACGTCGACCATCTTCGGGTCGGTCTCCTCGGGATCATCTGGTCGGTTGGCGCGCTGGGCGCGCTGGGTCTCGATCACGCGATGAAGTGTGGTCTTGTCGGCTTCTTCACGCCGCACTAAGACCAGGAGAAAAGACGCTAGGAGCTTGGGGAGCTTGAAGGCTCGCATGAAGGAAGTGACAAGGTCAGAGTCTCGTGCAGCTGCAATGTGCGGCGGCAAATGATCCGCTCGCCGCGCAGTAGGTGGCCAGTCAGCCGCCGGCATCTCCGTAATACGTCCGCTGGCGAGCGCGTCGTCAAGGGACAAACGCACATCGGCGGCGGGTACTTCGAGTCCTCGGGCAATGACATTGACCGGGATTCCTTCATTAGCGAGGCGGGTAGCAATCTGATCATAGCCCACGGGCAAGGGGGTATCCAACATAGCGGGTTCCTTCACGAACCCGTCAATTCTTCGTGAAGAATAGTTGATAAATGGTTAAGTTGTCAAGAGCGCCGACCCGGGGTGGGGTCGTATTCGTCTTCCGGGGTATAGGGCCAGTTCTCGTGCTCGTGTGTCCCCCAGCCGCCAGAAAGATCGGGGTCTTCAACCGTGCCCATGTTCTTCATGGACCCCTCGATATTGCTGCGCGCCTGGTCGGCATACTGCTTGCGGCGGTCCTCTTCCTGGTCCGCCAGCGACTTGACAACGCCGCCTTTGATGTAACTGCGGGTGCTTGGCTTGCCGGGTTTGATCCGCATCGAGATCTCGCATGGTGGGCGGGGGAGATCTCATCCCCCGCCATAACCTTTAAGCTACCCTTTTGGGTGCTCGTGTGGATGCTCATGCCGGCGACGCTCTTCGTCGCGCCGGTGCCGGAACCGCTCGCCATCCTCGTGACGGCCTGGTCCGTTGCTTTGGTCATCCTTCTTGTCAGCCTCTTTGGGCAGATCAAACTCCTTCTCGACCTTTTTGTCTTCGTCCATGATATCCCTCCTTGGGATTGTGGGGCAGGGGGAGAGGTCTTGCACTCCCGCAGATCATGCCCCCTGTATCGCAACAGGGACCCCGCCATATGTCCCAAATTTGTATACATATTTGGGACAGAAGTGGAGGTCAGGTCAGGCGATCCCCCCTTGGAATGCTTGCGCTTCCGATCGGCTTACAGCCCTGACCCCCACGCGAGTCTACCGCGCAGGGGTTAATTAGATGCTATTGTCCGGCTTGCACGCGACCGTGATTTCGATCGGCATCTTCGAGGCCGTGGCTTGCTGGTGCAGCAACTTCAAACCCTGCGCCAGCTTAGGCTCACTCTTGATCGCCTTCTCGCACTCGTCCTTAGACACGAACCAGTGGATGCCCTCTTCCTTGTTGCCGTAGACCAGCTCCTCCTTACCGGGCGGACCTTCCATCGTCACCACGATTTTCCAGCGCGGGCCCGGCTCTTGGTCCGGGTTATCGGGCACCACAACCGGCGGGCCACCAGGGCCGCGCGGCTTGATCGTCATGCCGCCGTCGTCGTGGCCTTTGGCATAGGCGCTATGGACCGCCATGCCGGCAGTCCAGCCGAGCACGCCGGCGAGCAGAATAATTCCCAGCCACTTGAGCACTTTCATCATGCATCCCCTTTGGTGATCGCCCGGCGCCAAGACGCGAAGGCGTCGGTAAATTTGCGGCGGGCCACGCCCAGCCAAGTAACGTCGATACCCTCGCCGTCCCACATGTGCTTGAGCAGATCGTCGATGGTGTTTTCCATGATCGCCAGCTGTTCGAGCACGACCTCTTTGTCCGTCTTAGCCATGCGGCCGGCCCTTCCATGCCTTGTAGTGTTGCGTCACTTCCGCATGGCGCGTGTTGTAGTCTGTGTCCTTCAGGTACAACGCGCGCAGCTTGTATTCGGGGTCGCCGGTGTGGCGCCAAGTCTCGATCTCAAGCGGCCCAAACGGATGTTGCAGGGTCGACTCGATCGACTCCGCCATGTATAGATGCGGCACCGGGGTACTGGCAAAGGCGGCTGCGGGGAGCGCCGCGAAGGCGCCGGCTCCGGCCAGGGTCTTGAAGAACGCGCGACGGTCCATGGGGCTCTCCGTGTCATGTCAAGATGACATATCGACGCAGTTTGTCAAGCTAGTCGATTAGGTAGCCCAGATAGACGGTGATGGCGACCACGACGAGGACCGCGATGATCCAGATCCACATCAGCTCGGCCCCAGATAGCCGACGATCTGCACCCGCTTGAATGGCCCGGTGGCGCCGGTATTCATCGCCTGGTAGGTCGAGAACGATCCGGTGGGACCGGCAGCGAACTGGGCGGCGGTGAGCTGTTTCCATTGCGGCCAGTTCGCCCCGCCGCTCGCGCCGGTGATATTGATCTGCTGGACGCCCCGCGTGCCCGTGCCGCTGATGATCCGTACGCTCTTCTGGCCGACGTTCTGCGTTCCCATAGGCCCGTCCATCCTCACCGAGCCAGGATCTTACGAACGGTTAACTAATTCCCGGTTAATCGCCGCCCCGGTCATCCAGAGTGGCATTGAGGCCGCCATCACTGTAACCGTTGAGGTAGCTCTCGCTCAGCGCGACGATGATCGCCTGGATCAGCTCTTCGACGCGCTCGGGTCCAAGCTCGATCCCGTCCCAGTCGCTGACTTCGAGATCCAGATTGCCACGGAACGGCGCCAACAGCTCGCGCGCGGTGCGGTCCCAGTGCGGATCATGGTAGAGCGGCTCGGCTTCGTCGATCATCGGTCGCGCTCGTAATCACGGCGCAGCTCGTCGGGCGTCGGCTCGCGATCCTGCGTCGGCGCGCGATCGGGCAGCGGCGGGAGCTGCTGCCAGCGCTCATAGCTGAACATCTTGTACCAGGCAGTGCCGTCGTCGGCGACCGCCCAGATGTAATTGCCGTCGGAGCTGACCTTGATGAACCTGCGCTTCATACGCTGCTTGCTCCTGATAAACGGTCGAACGGGCGCGCCGTTAATCCCCGTCTGAAGCTGTCAACTCTTCACCGGCATTGGGGTTGACAGCCCCCTAGCGCACCGGCGACCGCTGGCTCCCCGGTTCCTCTAACTGGTGATGCCAGTCAATTTCTCCGAGGTGCGTGAGGTGATACCGTGTGACCGTGCGACCGTCAACAAGAAAGGGCGCCGGTGGTTAACCGACACCCTTTCGAGGGTCACCCCGTGGCGTGGCCCCCAGATCCCTACCGTTCCGACTTACGATGCCTCCACGGTCCCTTGCGGGAGACGGAGTCGACCGTCCATCAGCGGCCGGGCAGGGCAGTCGCCCCCACTCTCGCCCCCTTGCGGCTCATCGGCCTGATCACAGCCTCCCCGCGCGTGAGCCACAGTGGCCAGCTTGGGTGAAATATGCAGCGAACCGGCAGCGTGGTCAACCGTCAATCTGTGGCAAAATAGTTACGCGGTTTTCTGACAGAGCTTAACAAAAGGTTAAAAAGTCAATTTGGGGTCACCGGTATTTTCAGGGGCCCTCTTTTGCACCATACAACACCCCACCGCCTGTCCAGCATGGGGGGAGGGCTCGCCCCTCCATGACACGGTGACACGGTCAACCCCTGTCAGCTGCGGCGCAGCGTCGCACCCCTCCCCCGAACAGCGATCACAAAAATGTGATCAATTCTATGCTCGCATTAATACACTGTGACACGGTGACACACTGTAACCGTGTGACCGTTAGCCGCAGTGGCAATGTGCACACTAATGCGCAGCAATGTGCTTTTAACCGTGGGACATTTAAACCGTTGACAATACTAGAGAATTAGCAATGTGCGCTTTGTGCCGCTGTTTTGGGGTAGAGAGTAGAGGGAGGGAGCCCTTAGAAGGTTAAGGCGGGGTTAAGAGGGAACTCAGAAACAGAAAAAGTCATATTACTTTCTTTCTTTAAAAGTATAGTATATAGCACATTATCTCCCCGCCCCTTGATCTGATTGATGAATTTATGTGTCTGCCGATTTTGCACATTATCACACAATGCTGCCCAATGGCCGTTGCCGCCAAGCCGCGCCCGGGCACACGGTTACACGGTCAACCCCCACTATGGAACTTCCCCTGGTCAACGGTCACACGGTCACCGTGCCGCAATGGCGATGCCTAGTGAGGCCCGACCGGGTGACCGTTTAACCGTTTGCTAACCGTGCCATTTGGTTTGCGCTTGCCATCCTCGCCGAGTGGCGTATGTTGGGTATTGCTTTGATAGGAGCAAACCAATGGCAATCGAGCGAACCTTTACCCTCGAAATTTGTGACCTTGCCGCCGATGACATGCCGCAAGAGACGACGTTTGTCGGGACTATCGACGACGTTCACAAGGCATGCTTGCACTATGCTCGCATGCGTTCGGTGGAGTACGTATCCGCATGGGATGACGACAACGGGCAGCGTGTGTTCCATTGCGACAACAACGAGACGCAAGACACGCCCGACGACACGCCCTCGATTGACTGGAACGGTTTTAATCGCCCCGGTTCCTACTAACCCTTTCGGAGTGTCCTATGGGAAAATATTCTAGCATATCACGCGACGCCATCCGGTTGCCGGATGGTTCGCTGTCTGTCAGCCGATTTCTTGCTGCTTGTGACGAGATTGACCGCAAGCCCAAGCAGGTTGCGTTTCGCAAATCCGGCAAAGCTCATAGGGGCTTGATCATGCCGGATGATCATGGCGGCTACCTTGTCGCCGCTTGCTCTTGTCCCGGCTCGCAGAATGGCCGCTTGACCCATGGTGCGCAGATTACCGGCGAGACGTGGGACAAGGCTAACTGTGGGAACTAGCCCCACGACACCATCAAACCGTTAAACGATAGGAGCAACCCAGATGAAAAGCGACGTTTACCAAAACATCGAACAGGCACAAGACTACCTTGCCAAGCTTCGCGAGCATATCGCGGTCCTGATAGAGCATACACGCGGGACCGACAACATGGCGGCAACGCGCGCCATGGAGCTCGCAGAGCAAGCTATTGACGTGCTAGAAAACGGCTTCTAACCCTTTCGGAGTGTCGCGCCGCGCGGCAAGGTAGTCCATCGAGGCACGCGGCTAGACGTTCAACCCTTAACCCTTTGATAGGATCAAGACCATGAATGAAGAGTTGTCGAGAATTAAAGCCAAAATCCGTGCCCTTGCCAGCAAGACCACGGATAACGGTTGCACGGAAGCGGAAGCCATGGCCGCTATGGCCATGGTGGGTCGCTTGCTCAAATCCTACAATCTGTCCATGGACGAGTGCGACGTTCGTGAGAGCCCGTGCGTTACCGTCACCATTCCGGTTGATGGTTCGCAACGCGGTCCTATGGATTGGGCCGTGCCTAGTCTGGCCGCGTTCTTTAGCGGCCGGGCATGGTTCGGCACGGACTACAAGAGAACGGACAAGGGTTATCAGCGTCAAGTCTATTATGCCTTTTTTGTGCAGGAGCATGATGCCGACGCGCTGCGCTACTTGTTTGATGTGATCAAGCACGGCATTGCTGGCGAAACCAAAGCCTACCAAACGACGGAAGAATATCGGGCGTTGACCGGCGGCCAGAAGCGGAGCGCGCTCAAGTCATTCCCGCGCGGCATGTCCATGCGTATTGCCGAACGGTTGCGGGCGATGCGCAAAGAAAATGACGAAGCTATGGCTGAACGCCAGCACGCGAGCGGAAGCACGGGAACGGCCCTTATGGTTCTTAAGGGTCAATTGATCCAAGAAGAATTTAAAAAGACCGGCGTAAAGTTGCGAACTGTCACATCAAGCGCCCGGATCGGCAATCACGGCGCCTACCATCATGGCCGCGAAGCGGGAAACCGTGTCAATCTCAATCGGCCGATTGGTGGCAATGGCAACGTGTCG